AACCACATTGTAAATGGCATTGAAAATCGTGCTGAAAAAGTTGTAGATCGCCGTAAAAATGGTGGTGAAGAAATCCCGAATCGCCGTAAATACGGTCGTTGCCACCGTCTGAATGGCAGTGACAATGGTGGTGAATGTATTGGAAATGGATGTCCAGGTGTTGACGAAAAAGTCCCGGATTCCGGTAACGATTCCCGTGAAGAAGGAAGCGATGCTGTTCCATGTGTCCACAAAAAATGTCTTGGTAGAAGTCCAGACTTCGTTCCAACTTGTTACGAACCATCCCAGCACCACATCTGCAATGCCTTTCAGGGTATTCATGATATTGTGGAATGTGTTGACAATGAAGTCCCAGATAGATGTAAAAATTCCCTTGATGCCGTCCCAGCACTGCTCCCAGTCACCAGTAAACAAACCGATCAATACATCAAGTGAATTTAAGAGAATATCTGCAAATCCAGAGAAAATATTGGAGATATTCTGAAAGACGCCTTCAAAAATAGGAGCCAGCAGATTGCACAGTCCATCCCACGCCGCTTTCAGCACATCGGTAAAACTCTCAAAGTCGAATCCCAGAGCGTTTAACCGGTCAGTGATGCCCTGTGTCAATCCGGTAAAGGTGCTTTTGATTTGCTCCCAGATGGCGATGATGTTGCTTTTGAATTCGTCATTGGTTTTCCAGAGATGCACAAAGGCAGCCACCAGAGCGGCAATAGCTGCGATAATGGCAAGCAGCGGACCTAATGACACACCCAACGCTCCGGTAATAGCTCCGATGCCACCACTATTCTTCATTTTAACACTAACCAAAGCGTAATTCAATACTCAA